TGGGTGTTCTGTTGGGCCAGGCTTGCGTCTTTGAGACTGTTGTAAACATCAGAACTGACGTCTGCGCGGCGGTCATCAAATGCACGGTTAGCCAATGCATCAGCAACACCAGCGCGGCTGGAGTTAGGATTACCTGAGGCCGATGCTGCCAAGTTGATACCTGGGAGCGTTTGTTCAGTCAGTGTGCGCCTGTCGTCACGCATCATGGCGTCGACGATGGGGTTCATGTTATCTAAGGCATACTGGGATGCAGTTCCTATGCGATCATCGTTTAACGCCTTGTCGGCTAGGTTACCGAAGCGATCAGTGACACCCTGACTGTTGGTTGCTAGGTCATTAAAGTTGGAGCGGTAGTTACCAATGCCATCGCGGATGTTGCTGTAGTCATTCGCCAGGTTCATCTGGTTGTTAGCTAAGGCATCAAATTGACCAACACGGTTGGTGAAGTCGCCAGCCATACCTGTGAACTTGTTGTACAGGCTGTTGGCGTTATTACCGAAGTTCATACCTGGGGCAGCGTAGTTGATACCATCTTGATACATAGAGTTGCCACGGTCGACCAGGTTGTTACCTAGGTTGTACAGCTGGGTGTTTGCACCAGTTTGCATGGTGTTTGGCTGTGCGTAGAAGTCACCTTGGTAGGGACCTTTGGCGATCATGTCGTCGTAGTAACCAGAGACGTTGCCTAGGTTTGTGTTGATGTAAGGCATCGCTGCGTTCAGATACTGGTTGTTCTGCTCGTTTGCGCGATCCATTGCAGCTGCGTTCTTTTTAGCAGCCGAGTTCGCGGCTATACCGCCGACAACCGCTGATCCTATTACGACCCATGCCATATTAGTTTTCCTTTTTGGTATCCTGATCAAGGTTCTCTAAGAAATGATTGAGCTTGGTTAAGTCAGGCTCTTCTAGACCCATAGCCTCGTATGTTGGGCTAATGACCTCTTCTTCTACCTTGTCTAAGTATTCTTCTTCAGTCTCTTTAGTCAGGTGGACTGTTGTCAGTATTGTGTCTTCCTCAATGTAAAACACGCGCTTTACCCCAGCTGGTGACACAAACGTTAGGGGACCTTTGAGACGCTGTTTGCCGCCATTCTCTGAGACAACAAGGATGGTACCTTTCATCAAGAATGTTAGGTGGGGCTTCTTGTGTAGCTTACCGACGACGACCATACCCTTAGGCATAAACAACTGACGTGCATAGGTTGAGCACCCATAGTCATCATCAAGTGGTGTAAAGAAATGTTGAAGCTCAGTGTCATCAGTGTTGTCTTCAATTTCACCGTGTTCTGCACCGTGCATCAATAACGCCTGTAGCGTCATGATAGACGTGCGTATCTGTAAATCCTGTTTCATGATCTTTAGTTGGGGAAGTCGTCATAAGTTGATGGACTAAAGGATGACCAAGATGTCCCGTCATAGACAACCAGGCCAGTGTAGCCAGACCCCAGTGGATCCCAAGGTGACAAGGCATAGCGAACCATGCCCTTCTTTGGTTTCTCTGGGGGATTGTCGGTCACCTGGATGGTACCTTGGATGATACTATTGATTGCGTTCTCGATAGCTTGGAACTCTTGTCCTATGTAGAGACGAAAGCTCTCATCTAGGTTGGGGGTCGGACGTCTGACATATGTCGTGATGGTGACGTCAGTTACTGAGTTCGTCGCCATGTCTAACGTCTCCCAGTTGCTACGATGTCAAAGTCAAATCCAGAGATCGTGAAGTCTTTGGTGTCTGGGGTCTCAATCTTGTAACTCAGGTAGCGACCTGATGATCTAGAGTCGACCTTGTAGGCCGATGACGTATCTAGAGACACAGAGGTCTCGTAGGTGGGGGCCGAGGTTGCTAGGTCTGATGCACCCATAGACACATTGAAGACTTTGTTGGTTGCCACAGTGTTGAACTGGGGGACCATCTTACGGATGTTCTTGTAGCCAGTCAGGGGTAGCTGTGCTTCCGTGTCAAGGTCAATCCCTGTTCGCTCTAGTCTCATGGGTTTGGTTGCACTGGTGTTCAATGCGCCAGCTAGGGTTGACCCCTCGTCAATACCATCTAGACCCAGGATGTTGCTACCAGACAAACCATCGCTTGAGGATGCCTGGGAGAGCATAAGGATGTTACGGGTGAAACCAGCGTCCTGAGATGCGTATGTAGAACCAGCTTGGTTGTAAGTAACGCTGGCTGTGTCGTAGGTCTCTACTGTGTCGACGTTGGCACTGGCCCCTGCGTAGACATTAGGTAGATCTAGGAAGGACCAGGTGTTGCTTGCATAGTTAAAGACAGCTGCACGATTACACCCGTCACCATTGGTGAACTCAGCCATGTCGTCGCTGCTCTTGTAGCAGAAGTATATCTCTTCACGCGCTGGGTCATACTGAACGAAACAGCGATCTAGGGAACTCGTGTCGATACCTGAGAAGATGTAGTCTTTCACGCGACCATCACAGATACTTTGGGTACTGACACCATCTGTCATGTAGATGTCGTCTTGGTCGAAGACGTAGTGTCGCCCTTGGACTTCCACTATGCAGTTCTGGTTGATGACACCAACGTCACTGAAGAGCTTACGGAAGTTGAATATGAAGGTGCCACCGACGAACTCCATGAGCCAAACCTGGTCACTAGAGTAGATCAGGAAGTTAGAGCCCAGGGTCTGACCATCGATGATCGGGGTGTTCATCTGAGCTAGGTCGTTAAACCCAGCACTCTTGGTGGTGTCTGTCTCGTCCCAACTAGTGGGAGCCTGGTTAGCTAGAGCAATATCTGAGAACCTAACGCGGGTTGGAAAGCTCTGACCACCCTCGTCCATGTTCATAGCAATCAGGAAGTCACCATAGGATCTTAATGATTCACAGGTGTAGCCTGAGGGCCAGTTGACTAGGGGGGCATAGTTGTTCATCGCTGGGGTCTTGTAGAGGGGCGCGATGTCCTCTCGGTTCAAGTACTGGACGTTCGCTAGGGACGTCGCTGTGACTTGGGCGGGACTGGCAGATGCACTGGAGTTGTAATCTAGGGCAATGGTACCGTTACTGAAGTTGTAGACATCAAAGTCATCGGAAACCACGGTCACTGTGTCATATCCAGTGGCGTTATAGACACCGTGGATGAACACTGGGGTGAAGCCCGTGACTGTGGAGACATCACGGAACCCTGGGGATCTACGGATGTTGCCTTGGTCAAACCTGACGTTCTTAGCGCGGGTGAACGCATTGATCGGTAGGTTGAAGGGGTCGACATCAGTGATTACGCCTACGGAACCTAGGTCGCGGATCGGTAGGTTTGGCATGGACTGGTGTCCTTCGTGTTAGAGACAAGCTGGTGGTGTAGGCCAGGAGACTGTGTGCGGGAACCCTTGTTGCTGAGGTACATCGAGTAACGCTAGTCGGTAGGCTGAGACGTCAGCTTGCTCTTGTTCGCTTAGGTCGGCCCAGCGCAGGGGGTTACTGACGACTGGGTCTACCTCGTTGGTTAATTTTGAGTCACGCTGGTCTCTGACAAAAGCGGCAACTCGTACATCATGGTCTGCCTGAGAGAATGGCGCAAAGTCTGTACCGATGAGAGACAACAGGGCTGTGTTGTCTATGGTCATATCGGTGTCCCAAGGTGTTAGTGCGTAGGGGATCCACCCGTAGTCTGGGTGGTTAATCTCTACGTCAAACTGGGTGTTCTCAGGGTTCATTGACTGAGCGTTTCGTACTTCGGTGATCTCTATAGTTGTCATCTTATGAAATCCTTAGATAGACTGTCGGTCCACTATCAAGAGTAGACCCCATACGCCGCCATGTGCCAGACGAAGAAGTAAAGTTCCCAGCAACCGCTGTATAGTTTGAGAAACGCATGACAGACCCACTGACTGTTGAGTTTTCACTACCAATTGACCCCTTCAAGAAGGCATAACTACCAACGTCATCCGCTTGTAGACCAGCAGTCGCAGTGGCGACTTGTGATGTCGTAACAGACGCGGTTGCAGTAGCAGTGGCTATACCTGTGACGTGACCATTGCTGTCTAGGGTGATGTCCTGGATGAACGTACTACCACTGTTGTTACTACTAGAGGCCGCACTGATGTTCGGGTGAGCCGTCAGGGCACCTAAGCCAGCCGCCGTGGGGGGACTATAGGTGAAGACACCATTGGCACTGTTGTAGCTGAGGGATCCATTGCCACTGGCGGTACCCTCTGCGCCTACTGACAGATCCGTCAACGCGATACCACCAGATGCCGAGGATGGCATAGTGACAGTCTTGGTACGGACACCCGTGATGTGACCATAGCTGTCTGAGGTGACCTGGTCGATAGCAGTGAACGTAGTGCCAGCTGCGGGGGCCACAGAGGTCGTGGTGTTACTACGGGATACCGTGGCGTGATCTATGGTGATGGTGCTTGCGGATGCCTGGTTGGTCGTGAAGCTGCCACCAGTTGACAACAGGGTCCCAGCTTGGATCGTCACGGTACCATCGTTGACTGTGGATCCAGAACTGGTGATGGCATTTATCTGCGCCTGAATGCCACTGGTGACACCATTGAGGTACTGGAACTCTGTAGCTGTGACACCAGCCGCTGCGGCTCCTGACAAGATGTTTAGATCCGCAGTGTTGCCTGTGTAGCCGTCTAGGGCATTAAGCTCTGACTGGTCGGCAGTCACCGCACCAGTTACGTTGGGTAGGGTCGCAAGTAGAGTACTCTTGATTAGACGTAGGTGGTCATCAGCCTGACCTAGGCCATCGGTAGACGCAGGGTTACTTGCGTTCAAACTGTTGATATAGGTTCCTGACTCTAGGGCCATCTTGTGTTCCTCTTTGGGGGACTAGGGTCTGACTTAGGTCGGACTGTTGTGGGGCGGTGGGTGGGGGAGCTTATGTTGGACTTGGGTCGGACCTTGGTGGAGAACTTGGGTCTCTCTTTCGAAGGGTCTGACAACAACAACAACAAGCACAACCTTTAACTGTCTTTTGAAATCGATTGATTGACTGAGGCACTGGGGGGTCCAAAGTCTGACTATGGTACCAGAAATCCTGGTGGATCTTAGGTCAATCAATAGTGATCCATTGATTACATTGGATTATTTACCAGAGAGGATATTTAGTCTGCTCTGGTTTCGGGCCTGAGGTGAGCCTATCGTAGTCTGTGGCTCAAATGTCAGACATTAGGCGATCCTTGTCTGGATGACCCTTGTTTCTTTTAAGTACAAATCG